CGAGTGTACGGCGATGACGAGGAAAAGCGCATTGAGGGATACGCTGCTGTGTTTAATCAAAGCACCCAGCTCGGTAATGTTGAAGAAGTTGTTATGCCAGGAGCATTCGAAGGTCGTCTGAATGACGATGTAGTTGCTCTGTTTAACCACGACCAAAACATGCCACTTGCCCGTAGCCGTAATGGCGAAGGTACTTTGAAGCTAGAAGTCGATGAGGTCGGCTTGCGTTATAGCTTTACCCTGGGCAACCAATCATACGCAAAAGACCTCGCCGAGTCCATTAAGCGCGGCGATGTTAGCGGATCTAGCTTCGGCTTTGTTGTGCGTGAAGATGAGTACGAGCGAAAGAGCGATGGTGGTTACCTTCGCAAGATTCACAGCGTATCTCGCCTCGCAGACATCTCACCTGTTTTGACACCAGCTTACCCACAGACCTCGGTCAAACTCCGTGATGCTATCAGCGCCATGGAAGAAGAGGATCAGGTCGTGGAACAACCCACTTCGCCTACGTTGACCCCTAAAAGGAACATCGCGGAGGCACTTCTTTCTATTCATCAACATAATTCTAACCAATGAAAAATTCATTGAAATTTAAGGAAGAGCGAGCCTCCCACATCGCAGAGCTGGAGGGTCTCGTCGAGACGGCAAAAGGTGAAAGCCGTGATTTCACCGAGGACGAAGAAGTTCGTCAAGCAGAGTTGAACCAGTCGATCTACGCTTTGGACGACAAGATTGCTCAGGCTGAGAAGACTGAGGAGATCATGCTCCGTAGCTTGGCCGGCGAGGCTTCTAAGTCTGAAGAGCGCGAGTTGGAGCAACACGCAAAGGAATACAGCTTGCAAGATGCAGTTGCTCAGTTCCGCAGCGGTGGCAAACTCGAAGGTCGCGAAAAGGAAATGGCTCAAGAGGCACAGCGCGAGTTCCGCGAAGCTGGCATCTCTCCTACGGGACACATCCAAATCCCAATGTCGTTGACTTACCGTGCAACTTCTCAGTTTGCAGGTACAACTGGTAAGGCAGAGCAATCAGTTTTGTCCGGTCTCGTTCCTGATTCTGTTTTGGAACGCGCAGGTGCTAACCGCATCACAGGTGTTGCCGGAACAGTCATCTTGCCATCTTTGCCGAGCGATGCTACCGCCATTAAGACGGAGGTCGCTACCATGGATGCTTCCTCTGCAATGAGCAAGGTTGAGATTGCACCAGTGCGTATCGCCTCTCGCATCGATGTTTCGAACCAAATGTTGGTTGCTTCAACAAACACATTTGACTCTGTTGTTGCTGCGCAGTTCCGTAAGCACAGCGGTGGTTTGTTGGACTCTAAAGCATGGGCGAACTTCGTAGAGCAAGGCGCTTTGGTAAAGCGTAGCACTACTGCTGCTGCTGCTATTCCCGCAATTGACTTTGCTTCTGCAAACGACCTGATCGGTGCATTGGGTGATGCTGATGCTTTGAGCAATAACGCAGCCTTCTTCAGTTCTTTCGGACAGTTGGCAACTGCTCGCTCACAGCAAGCGGTCACCAATGGCGGTATCCCAACTTTGCAGACTGACGGCACTATCGCCGGCTACCGTGCATACGGTCACAGCCAAATCAATGCTGACTTGCTTACCGATACCGATGTTGACACTGCTGCCGAAGTTTACAAAGCCGCCGGTGATGTCACTGACCTCAGCAACGAATCTAGTGCTTTGCCATTCTTCATGGTTAACATGGATGATGTATATTGCTGCTACTGGGGTGGTGCAGATCTCGTGGTGGACAACGTGACGTTGGCTGCTGACGGTATCACTCGCCTCATCATGAACTACTATGCCAACTGCAAGGTTGGTCACGCTGCTTCTGCTAAGTACGTAGCTGTAGCCTAATCGTTCCATAGGTTAGACCCCTGGTCGGATACGCCATGCATGTAAAAGCACTGCCAATGTCCGATCAGGGGTTTTTCCTTCATTCGTTTGAACATGAATCTTATCAATGTACAAGGGTTCATCTATAAAGATGACCAACTTATTGGCGCACCAGGTGCGGACTTCTTAGTTGCAAAGCGAAAAGGAATTACTAAGACGGTAGAAATTGTGATCGATGCAAATCAGCATGCCGGATCAGAGGACATCGTGTTGTTCGGTGCTGACTACCGTGCGTTTGAAGTAAACGGCACAACGTATGCTAGTGCAGATGCTGCCGTTAATGGCATCAACACGTTGCTAACTGCCACACGCGCACTACCGGAAAAAGTAGATGCCTCTGCTTTGCCAACCGCAGCAACAGGTCTCGCATCTGGCGATTTGTATGTTTCCAGCGGCACTGTAAAGGTTAAAGCCTAATGGACTACCCCCACGTCAACATAGTACACGTAGCCGAGACTACTGCGGTCAGCGAGATTATTACTGCTGCACGAGCCAAGGAGCATTTACGTATTGACTACACTGATGACGACACTATGGTCAGCACCCTGATCACAGTAGCGCAAGAGTTAGTTGAGAAGTACTGCAACTTGAAGTTCGGTGTACAGACGTGGGCAGCATATTGGGATTATGCACATCCGCTTGTTCATATCCCTAAGTTTGGCTCTAAGAGCCTTATCACTTTTGAGAAGCTAAATGACAGCAGTGTATACGAGACTGTACCTGCTGCTGACTACCAGCTTGAGAGTATCTCGAACCCTATGAGGGTTCACATGAAGACATACGACACGTCAACTATTCAGTTGAACCGTTACAAACTGTCTTTCACAACCACAATAGAAGAAGCATCTATTCCTGCATACGTAGAACAGGCGATGCTTATGATTATTGCTCACCTGTACGAGAATCGTCAGGATGCCGGATATCGTCGTGTGCATGAAGCACCGATGAACAGCAAGTACCTGCTAGATCGTTACCGAGAACAATCCTTCGTGTAATGTTAGACTTAGGCGAGTTTCGATATCCTGCCAAGATCCTTCGCCCTGTCTACACCACGACAGATTGGGGTGAGAAGAAGGTCAGTTATTACGCACTAGAGTATTCTGTCCGCGCACGTCGTCGTGACATTGAGTGGTCTACGATTGGTGAGGAAGCCCACGGCAAGCAACTTGTAGTAGAGGCACGTACTGAGTACTACATCAAGCGTTACCGCTCAGATATTACAGAAGATTACGTTGTCTTGCAAGGCGGTTTCACTTATGAGATTACTCGTGTTGACGACTTTGATTACGGTCGTTACACACGTCTTGTCGCCTTGCGACGTGACAACCTGAAGATTGCAATAGATGGGGACGGGTATTACAATTTCATTGAATCATAATGTCGCTTGCCTCATCTCGATACGGAGCGAATCTGCGCATTGACACGCGAGACGTGCAACGGTTTGAGAAGAACTTAAAGAAGTTCGAGCATATGACCGTTAAGAAGCGCCGGGATGCTATGGCGCAAGTCGCTAAATATGCCTTGAAAGATACTAAGCAAGCGATGGTTGCTAACGCTAATAAGATACGCAGGAGCGGAACATTGGCAAAAAGCATTACAAGCGCCACGTACAAACGAACAGGCTTTGGATCTGTTGCCGGAGCGCGTACTGGTCCGGTCATCCGAGGCAAGAGTAGCCGTCGCGCATTTCACGCTCACCTCGTCGAGCTGGGAACAAAGAAGAAGCGTAAGACGGTCAAGCCAGGTAAAGGCGCTTTTAAATTCTACGGCAGGAGAACACGGCGTTGGGTAGTAACCAAATCCATCCACCACGGCTCACGAGCAAAGCCCTATATTGCACCAGCTTGGGAGAAGACTAAGCACAAAGTGCGCACACGTATGCGCAAGAAGATGAAAACGATTTTGGACAATCTGAAAAGAGACTTTCCCAAATGATACACGTAGTCAAAAAACTGTTAGACGACTCTACAAGTTCAGCACTTGCCGAGTTGCGTGAAGCAAACAAGGTAGCCTTGGTCAAAGCGCCGCAGCAGGTTCGTCGTCCCTACGCTGTGATCGACTTGGAAGGCACGACCTTAGAGCGATATGTCCAGGGTAGTGCAGGAGGAGGCGTGGCAAGAACCACACACAACATCATGGTCTACATCACTGCAACAGGCATTGAACAGGCTTGGTCGCTTAAAGAAGGTGTACAGGCTGAGTTAGATGAATACAACGGCACTGTGACTGTTGATGGTGTAGACTACGCTGTTGCCCGGATCGCACTGCGCGATGTCACTACCGATGCACACGAACTACATGAGTTTTACATCATTCAGATGATGTTTGATCTCTATGTCGTATAATCGAACTGAGTTTACAGAGACCTACTCACAATAATCTTATTTCGTAGCACAAACCCCATTTAGACATGGCCGTCATTAAAGGTAATAACGTCTCGCTTTACTACAAGGCAGAGCCGACAAACAACAGCAGCGATATCACCACGCTGACAGGTTACGCTGACTTAGAAGGCGTAACTAGCTGCTCCATCAGTGTGAGCAACGCTACCTACGAGGTAGACTTTAAAGATGTTACACCTGCTGATGCTGCAAGCGCACCTAGCCTGTCTGCTACTCGTGCATACGCTGTCGGCACAACAACTGCTACTGTAAGTGTTGAAGGAGTGTATGATGCTTCTTTGACAGACAACGCAGAGGAGATGTTCGACTTGTGTCAGGATAAGACACGCGTTGGTATCTTTTGGAGTGGATCAGGCGACGGCGCTGAAACTGAGAAGGCTCTTGGCGGTGTGGGCTTCTGCACTAGCTTCGAACTCAGTGGGGGTGTAAACGATTTTGTAACTTTCTCGGCATCGTTTGAGTTGACAGGCGATCCAACAATTGTAAACGCAGCGTAATCATGGCAACAATTAACGCCAATACAGTAGCACTGTACATCGACACAGCAGGTGGCGCTGTATCATCACCTGCGGATGCAGTTGGTGCTTCGCCAGCTCTGAAGCCTGTAGCATTCTCTACAAGCGCCTCCATCAGCGTAAGTAACGCTACTTACGAGACTACCTCCATTACCGCTGCCGGTACGGGTACTACGATCCGGGACTTCGCAGTAGGCAGCACCTCTACAAGCATGAGCGTAGAGGGTGTTGTTGATTGGACAACTGAAACCGATACCCTGGACGTGGATGCATTGTTTGATGCGTTCATCGCAAAGAGTGAGATTACCGCAGTATGGCAGTCAACTGCAAGCGGTAAGGCGTTTGGTGGTAAAGGCTTCTTGACTTCATTTGAACTTTCCGCTTCTGTGGACGACTTCGCAACCTTCTCGGCTTCTTTGGAGTTGAATGGTGATCCACAGGACGTAGCATAGGTTTGGTTTCTGTTTCTTGTTTTCTTCATGGGGAAGGGCGGTGCATTTTGTACCGCTCTTTCTTATTTTAGCGGAAACCTTTATGCATGAATCAGTTATCAGGCAAGTTTGACGTGTTGATTGCACGTAAGAAGTACAAGTGCCATTTAAGCATGAATGCGTTCCGCATTTTGTGTGAGAAAGAGAATTTGAAGTTCAACGACATGCAAAGTTGGATGAACAAAGAACCTCTTGATGCTGTGCCAAAAGTCATTTACTACGGCATGTTGAACCACGTTTACTTCCAAAACGAAGATGCAAGTAAACTGCCAAGCCTTGATTATGTGTCGTCGCACATTTTGGATGACATGACTAGTCTTGAGGACTACAGCAAGAAAATTGCCATCGCCTTTGGTGGCGAAGATCAAAAGGAAGACGAGGGAAAGAAGTAAGCGATCAGGACGAGACCTCTCGGAGCTGGCATCAACTGTACGAAGAGGGTTTGTCATTGGGGCTACTCCCAATGCAGTTTTGGTCGTTGACTTTCTTTGAGTACGCCAGCTACAGCAAGCATCTACGGCACGAAGATAGTCGTAAGTGGTGGCACACAAGTAGCTTGTTGGCAATGACCGCAAACGTCAATCGTGACCCAAAGAAAACGCCAACACCCTACAAGCCACAAGACTTTCATCCTTACCCAGATGAGAATAAAAAGAAAGCAAAGTTTGTTCGTGGTTTAACGTCTGAGGAGAGGGATCTTACCGAATCCTGGGCGACTAAATTCCTAGAACAAAATGGCTGAAGAATTAAGTAAGTTATCCGTCATATTCCTTTTAGACACTAGTCGGTTTGAAAGGTCTCTGACAGACACACAAAAAAAGATGCGCAGAGTGGGCAGGGAACTGTCCGATCTAGGAAAGCGCATGACGATCGGTCTCACTGTACCGATTGCTTTAGCAGGTAAGCGGATAACTGAAACGGCCACGGCTTTCGAGTATCAGATGGCTCGTGTGCAAGCCATTAGTGGTGCTACATCCAATGCGTTCAAACAACTCCAGGGCAACGCCGAGGAACTTGGTGCATCTACGATCTTCACAGCGCGTGAGGTAGGCGCACTGCAAGAAGAGTTTGCCAAGCTGGGCTTTACGGCACAGGAGATTACCAAGGTAACTCAAAGCACACTTTCGCTTGCGCAAGTTACGGGTGCTACTCTGCCTCGTGCAGCGGAGATTGCCGGATCCACGCTCCGAACATTCAATATGGATGCCTCTCGTGTTGCAGAGGTAAACGACTTGGTTGCTGTAGCCATCAGTCGTTCTGCATTGGACTTTGAGTCTTTCGCAGAGACTATGAAATACGCAGGTAGCCAGGCTGCTGTCAGTGGCATCACTATGTCTGAGCTGGGCGCAGCTATGGGTGTCTTGGCTAACCGTGGTGTAAAAGGGTCGATTGCAGGTACTCGCTTGCGTATGATCTTCGCTAAGTTGACCGAAGAAGGCGGAGACACACACCAAAAGTTTCTAGACCTTGTACACGGCAGCATCAGTATGGCCGAAGCAATTGACCGCTTTGGTATTCGTGCTGCGACTGCGATTCCCGTATTGCAAGAAAATGCGGACGAGTTTGACCGTCTTGACCGTCAGATGCAACTTGCACACGGTACGCTTGAGATTATGCAAGCGGAGATGGACGACACATCTTTCGCTGCGCAGAAGAAACTGAAGTCGGCATTAGAGGATGTGAGCATCCAAATTGGTAAAGCACTCCTGCCGATCATTAACGCTGTTGCCGCTGCGCTTACAGCAGTTGCAAACGGTTTTGCGAGTTTGCCTACCTTCTTCCAAACCCTGATCGTTGTGATAGGCGGTTTAGTAGCAGCCATTGGCCCGTTGTTGTTAGTCCTTGGTTCGCTCAACATTAGTATGGTGACAATCTCTCTGATTTCACCCAAGTTGGCGACGGCGCTGACAAGTATGTTTGGCCCAATCGGCATTCTTACGGCGCTAGTTGCCACACTTGCTTTGACTTTCTTACGCGCAAAAGACAGTCAATTTGAAGTAGAGAAGGGGTCGGAGATTGGCGCTCGTGCAATGCGGCAAGCATCAGAAGCCACTGCTCAGGCCACTGCAAGTGTCAAGACGTTAATTGTTCAATACCAAAATGAGAATCGCACACTAGAGGAGAAGCAGAAGATTCTTGATGAACTACAACGCTTACAGCCCGATTACTTTAGCCAGCTCGATGTCCACAAAACAAAGGTTGAGGATCTAGAAACCGCATACGACAATATGTTTAAGGCTTTGCTCCGACAGGAACAGGCTAAGGCATTTATGACTGAACTTAACAAGTTAGAGTCTGATCGTATTCAAGCTTTAATTCAACAGGACAAACTGCGACAAGACATTCTTGCCGCTGAGAAGGCAGTGTCGGAATCAGAGGCGCGTGACCTTGAACTATCAGGAACATTTACTGGCACGAAGATGGACTTCATGTATGCCGGTACAGAGGGTACAGGTGTCACAGAAGGTCTACGTCAAAACTTAGCGAACCTACGTGGCGAAGAGCAGGAGATACAAAAGTTCCTTGACGACCTTGGTGTGCAATTTGAGAGCATCAATAAGATCATGGGAGATCAGGGCTTCTATGATTTGCTACTTGGTGGCAGCGGCAAGACAACTCCTGAGAGTGCTACCAAGGGTGTTCGCGATGTTAAAGACATCATGGCTGACCTTGCTAAAGAACTTAAGGTCATCGAAGCTAGATCAGATGCGCTAGGCTTAACTGTTGTTGAGGAGGACAACGAAAAGTTGAAAGCATACACAAAAGCACTTGAAGACTTGATCGAAGCATCAGTTGACGGTGCTGACGTATCTAAGAACTTGGATTACGTTAAGAGTTCGGTTGAAGATTTAGACCGTGCTGTTGGTCAAGCGGAGGGCTTGTTGTCTGTTGGCGACATATTGCAAAACTTGAATCAGGCTATGGTCAAGATTCAACAGACCTTCGGCAATATGGACGGCCCGGAAGCGAACCTGAAAAGTTTGCGCATGCAGCAAGATGCTGTAGCCAAAGCTATCGAGAAGCTAAAGGAAGAAACTCCAGGGGCTACAGATGAGATTGCCCGTTTGACCGAAGAGTACAAGCGACTCACAAAAGCAGTACAGGGGGCGGAAGAAGACTTAGAGGCTTTCAACTTAAGGCAGTCGGCAATTAAGATTGCAAGCGATGGTATGGCAGATGGCTTTTTGAATTTGGGTGCTGCAATGGTTGCTGTTGGTGATGCTACAAAAAGTATGGCAAGACGAATGTTGGAATCTGCTGCCGCAACGATTAGTGCAATGATCAAGCAACTTTACGTGCAATGGGCGCAATCAGCTTTAGCTGAACCAAAACCGGCATTAGCCAAGATTGCCCTTCTTGGTATTGGAGCTGGTGCAATCTCCGGTTTCTTAAACAACATTCCCCAGCTCGCCAAAGGGGGTATTGCCATTGGGCCACAACTCGCCGTTGTCGGCGACAACCGATCCGGACGTGAGGCAATCATTCCACTAGAAAAGCTACCTGGTTTGATGCAAAAAATGGGCGGCGGTATGGGCGGTCGCTTGTACGGAAGCCTCGATGGTTACGATATTGTATTGTCCAACGAGCGGAACAACCGCTTGATGCAACGATCCTCACGATAATGGCGATTCAGCAACGATTCCAAAGCATAATCCAAAGTGGTAGCGGTGACGTGTACCGCCTGAAGTTGTATGACCTTGACCACAGCACAAATGCTGGAGTGCAAAATGCTACGTGGGGTTGGAACATCTCAGACGGTGTGCAGACGATCGAGACACTTTACGACAGCGCGGAGATCCGGTGGGATGGTCAAACCGACAAAGTGCATCAGGGCATCATCGGTAGCACTTTCAGTGTTGCTTTCTTGTCTAAAGACAGCAAGGGGTACGGCATCTTGACCGCCATGAAGTACAGCACCGAGTTCAAGCTGGCAATTGAGGTAGAACGATGGGACTACACTGCTGAGGCATACGAGGTGTACTGGCGTGGTGTTGCGTTACCGGAAGCTATCCGTGTTGACTACAGCGACAACCCAATGGTCATCCGCATGCAGTTCACTGACGGACTGAGCCTGTTGCGTGATGTGACCTACGTAGATACCGACTACACTATTTACGAAGGTTACGAGACTGCTCGATCACAAATCGGTAAGTGCATGCGCCACCTACCGCACTTGGATTTGTGGCAAGCTACGGACGATTTCTTCTTTGAAGCATGTGATTTGTTTCATGACAACCATGCTACATACAACGCAAGCAACGAGATTACAGCGATTAGCAGCATACTTAACGAGGTAGGTTGCCGTCAGGAACTGTGGTACGAAGAGCGCAGTTACGACCCACCATTCTTCCGTGAGCAGAGGATCAGGCAGAACGGTATGACGTGCTACGAGGTTATCGAGCATTGGATGATTAGTTTGGGTTTGCGACTGTGCCACACTGGTGGTGCATTTGTTGCCGTCAGCCCCTTCCTAAAGATAAGTGGCCGTGCTGATCGACTCTACAAAAACACAAAGCAGTCGTTAGTAGACACTGCATACGACGACAGTGCATCCACAGCCGACAGTAGCAACACCCAGCTCCTGCCCGACAGCGTAGACATGACTGCCGACTCTGTCCTGCAAGGGAGTTCTATGTCGTTCATGCATCCCGTTCGAGGCATCTACTACACGCATTTGCAGGGCGGTAGCGCAAGGCTATTCCCACAGGTCAATTGGGTTGCGGTCGAGGGTGACTTCCCACAGACTGACCTCTCCGCTAACCTCATCGGTCAGATTTACGACATCAGCGAGAACTACAATGTAAGTTTTCCTTTGAGCAATACAACGGCTGTTGTTCCTACGGATCGTCCATTACGTATGGTCGGTAGATTTCAACATTGGTATCGTATAGATGACGTGCCTTCAGGATACAGTGACAATTGCATTGGTATGCAATTTGAGGTTCGTATGAAGGTCAAGGTTGGTCAGTACTACTTAAAGCAAGAGGTATCGTTGTTGCCTACTAGCAACTTTACAAATGACACTAGCTTTGGTGACATCGTTAAGACCGGATCAGACATCACTACATGGCGGCCATTAGTTATTAGTAGCGACGTAGAATGGACAACCAACAGTAGTGACCGTTTTAGTTTTCCTGCCTTCCTTGTACCTAATGATGTGAACGTACCATCGGTTGACCTACTGCAATACGACACAGGTAATGGTGATATCATTGAGTACGCATGTGGTTTTGGTTGCCGTCGGCATCCGGACAACCCAAACAAGATGAAGTATGACAGCACCTCGCGGCAGCTATGGGGTCAGGCATACGAGATCATCTTAGACAGCAACTTTCCACAACTACCTACAACGACACTTGAAGAAACTGGTGTTGAGATAACTGTGGAAGTTGTTGGTTATACGAACACAGGAGTTGTTATTGACAGCGACTTTTCCGGTGCTAATCCAGGAGGTGACCCGTTTACTTACCAACAAATTGTATATCCCACAAACATAATTCGCCCTGACGGTGCGCGCATTATTGGCTTTAACATGTATGTGGGTGATGGAACGGATGAAGAGGATGCGTTCTACTATGCAGAGGGAAGCACTGTGAACGGAACGGAAATGGTAGAGGGTGGTGCTACTATGGTTGGTAGCCGTGTAGTAGAAGACTACGGCACTATTGGCGTACTCGTTGCTACCGGATCAGACGGATTTAGCCACGAGTGGTATAGCGAAAATGGGTTTGTATACGGCGAGAACAAGCGCAACCTTGAAGTGCTTGCGGAAGAGCATATTCGTCAGCGCGTAAAGACTCGTGACACCTTTAACTTGCAGTTCCTTGCGCGGACAGCAGAGCAACCTTGGTTTGGGCCGCATCAACGCTACAAGTGGACTCATGAAGGCATCGACCACTTCCTTGTGCCATTTGCATGTACTCACCAGCTCACAGAGAACATACTTACCATTGAGGGCTACGAGGGTCAGCGAGATGCCGGCACTATTACTGAACACAATGACTCCAACAAGAAGTTGGTTGGCACACAAATCGTAGGCGGTGGTGGCGGTATCACGGGTACATCTCCTATTTTTACTCCGCGCAGCACCTTTGGATCTAGCAACCCTGGTATCAGCGCCGAAGATCAAACGAAGCTAAACCTGATCGATGTCACCACGAGCGTTGACCTCGACAACATCTCATCGGGCGGCGATACCGATGCATCAGACTTATTACAAATATTCCTTGAGAAGTAATGGCAAATAGTTACAACACGTCGCAGACTACGATCAGTAGCACTAGTAGCCCGACTACTGTGTTTACTGCATCAGCAAGCACGACATTGATCAAAAGCATCAGGGTGATGCATGGTAGTGCTACGTCTACCGCTACGTTGGCTATGACCAAGAGTGGTGGATCACGCACGAACATGGGTGATGTTAGCGTTACAGCAGACACCTTGACGGATTTGATTAATGACGTGTTGCCATTGTCCGCTGGCGACGTACTGACCGTTGAGTCTACGCATCAACCAACGTATGTATGGGTTAGCTACGTGGAGAACACGACTTCTGTCAGCGGCCAGTCCATCGACGTGTTGACGGACGTAGACATCACTACGTCTGCACCCACTAACGGTCAAGTACTTGTATGGAATGACTCGGCTAATGAGTTCCAACCTGGCGATCAATCTTCAGGATCAGGCACAGTAACGTCAGTTGGCATTACTGCCGGTACGGGCATCTCTTCTTCAGGCGGACCAGTAACTACTTCAGGCAACATCACTGTCGCGTTGAATGCCGATACGCATGACCTGACAGATGTAGCCTCTACCACACCCACCGCCGGGCAAGTACTTGAGTACGACGGCACGAGGTATGAGCCGTCAGGCAAACTCTCAACGCTTTATGGCATCCTGAAAGAAGGCACAAGCACTACTCTCAATGACGGTGCTAACACCAACTCGCAAGTCGAGTTGACCGGCACAACAGCAAAGTTGAAGACGGGCATCACCGAGGTCAAGTTGACAGAAACTTCACCAGGCGATATAGAGTTTGTTGTAGCGACGGATGCATCAGGAACGACAGCCTTTACCGCAATACATATTGATGGTACGACTACAGCAAACGCTGCGGATGTCATTATTAAGAACGGCGCAAGTTTAAAGGTAGAGAGCGCAAGCGCAACGACAGCAAACCTTCGATACACTGGTACGGGCAACGCAAACGTAAGTTTACCCGGCTCAACAGGTACGCTCGCACTTACTTCAGAACTGTACACAGATTCGGATGCAGATGCCCGAATCGCAGCCGCAAGTGTAACAGACCTCACAGACGTGACAAGCGCAGGTAGTGGTGCGATCATCACATCTGCCGAACGGACAAAACTTACAGGTATTGCTGAAGGTGCTGAGGTTAATGTCATTGATTCGGTCTTAGATGACACCACACCACAGTTAGGAGGTAATTTAGATGTTAATGGAAACGAGATTCAAAGTACGGGAGATGTAATTGTTCGAGTGGACTCAGATAACAACACAGCTTTATCCAAGTTTGTCATCAAGGATGGTGCAGGTACAAGCATTTATACAATTGACGAAGAGGGTACGACTATAGCTACGACCGGGGCAAGCAACAACATCAAAATTGGCAATCTTGACGGTAGTTTAGGCACGTTCAATGGCATATCGCTAAATAACAATTTAACGTATCCTGGTATTGTAGGCTTCGCTGGTGGTAGTTCGAGTAATGATTTCTTCTATTTGTTTGGCGAAGACATTGATATACGAGCAGGAGGTGCATCAGATCCATCAATCAGAATCACTGAAGATGCAACTCTTGGTTCTTTGGTTGTAATCAATTCAACCTTTCCGACACCAACCACACACAACTTCTACGTCAGCGGCACGGGCAAGTTTACGGGTAATGTGGATATTGGATCCGGTGTTGACGTTACAGGGAATATTACTGTTACAGGAACGGTTGACGGTGTTGATATAGCTGCTGCTCATGCGGAATATGAAGAGGATGAACTGGTTGATGGTCAAAACGTCACCATGAATAGTTCCGTTTCTGTAGCAAGCAACAAGATTGTAGATATTATGGGGAATGCGTTAGCGGACAAGTCCAATGCCAACTCAAAAAAAATGCTAGGGTTTCACACAGGCAGTGGAGTTTGTGTGTTAAGCGGTATGGTCGATGCTAACAACTCAATCACTGGTGCTTCAGCAGGCTCACCACTTTGGCTTGGTGCGAGCGGCGCGTTTAGTGCAACAGCCCCAACAACTGCGACTGAGTATAGCCGTATCATGGGCTACTACGTCGGCACAGGGCAAGGTGGAGAAGTTTTAGTTTATTTCGACCCGTCTAAGGACTGGGTGCAAATCGATTAATTATGGGAGAAATATCAGGAGTAAGCACTACGGACATCGACAACGTCGATGGCTTCTACACTACGCAAGGTGGAGGTGGCACAACGACCGGAACGCCCACGATATCGCTAGAAGGCGGCACGTTTGGAGTAGTCACTGTGACTGTTACTAACGCTCACACCTACACTAACCCTAACTACGAGTGCATAGTCACCGCAGGAGCAACAACGACAGTAGCCGATGCGGATGTTGATCACGGCGGACTCAGCGGTGACAAAGATCACATAAACAATAAAATGAACATTAATGACACTAATACGGCAACAGGTACGCGTACTGTGTCAGTCAAGGCTCAAGAGTTTGGTGATTTACAAAGTAGCGCAGCTACAGCCACCTTTGACATTACTTATCTACAAGACCGTTATGTACGCATACAATCGGTGACTAGCGACGGATCAGCGACTACACTGCGAACTGCTATTGACGAAATACGCTTTTGCACCGGTTCAGGAGGCACAGGTACGCTGTACCCAACGACCAACCTGACTAGCAACACTTCAGAAACGGGAATCGTAGTTAGTCAAGGCCACCTTTACAGTGGTAGTTACGATGCCTACAAAGCATGCGATTCCAACAATAGTAGTATGGCTTGGTTATTAGGTTCAAGCGCAGCAAATAACTGGTGGCAGATACAATGGGAAAGCGGTACATATGCTACTGTACCGGAAATCAAGAGCATCAAAGTGCGATTTGATGGCAACCAACAGACGTTGTATTTCAAACTTATGGGTAGTAGCACCGGATCGTTTAGCGGTGAAGAAACAAACTACGGAGTCTACTACATTTCAGCACGTAACACTACAATTTATTACGGATGATCACAGGAAATACGATACCACTAGTTAATGAGTTTATGCGTGTCATAGGTGAAGATGTATTGCTTCTGCACCTTAGTGGTCAAAGCACAGATGCGCAAAAAGATCAAATTTCTGTATGCACTCGTGTGCTGCTTGATGAGTGGTCTGTTGAGCCGTGGGAAACTACAAGCCAAAATGGCGACAAACTTATTCAACTCTTCTCGTGATGGATCAGGTGACTGTAGGAATGCTTGTCGAATTTGTTGTACTGCTTGGCGGTGGCATCGGCGCGTGGACTAAACTGAATCAAGACGTGACTGTGCTGAAATCACGGATCATTAACCTTGAGAAGAAGGAGCAATCCACTGATAAGAAGTTGGATGCGCTTATGGAAGCCATTCAGGAAATAAAGATTATATTGGCTAAGAAAGGTTTATAACATGGACTTCATTATTGACAATTGGAGTGAGCTGGCACTTGCCACGTTGTTGCTCCTGGACACAATCGTTTCATTAACTCCAAGCAAAAAAGATGATCAAATCCTCGGATACATCAAAGCGGTCTTCACGGCGCTCACCAAAAAAGGCGACAACACAAACGAAGAAGCCGATACCGGCGAATCCGATTCCTGATCAATACATTAGGAATACCTTCGATAAAATCATCATTCATCATACGGCTACTACACGAGAGCCACAGTATGATGTTGAGTGGTGTCGTCTGCTCCACAAGAAAAAGGATTGGCGCGACATAGGCTACCACATCTATATTGAGTACGATGGTAAAATCCAAATGGGACGACCATTGGAATGGGTAGGCGCTCATACGTTGCATCACAACAAGTTCGGCATCGGCATCGCCTACGTAGGTGGCTACGAGGATTACGACAGCGATCCGGTATGCACCTTGACCGAGGAGCAGAAGTACAGCATTGCTGTGTGTGTCAAATACTTGAGAGAAATGACCGGTAAAGACTTGAAGGTCTTAGGTCACAACGACTTTAGGAACACCTTCTGCCCTGGCTTCGACCCAAAGACTATTGATTGGGAGAAGTTGCTCGATGAGTGAACACGAAATACAGGTTGAGTTTGTACGGCTCATAGAGGAGGCAAACCCTGACATGTTGCTGTGTGCTACAGTTGGTGGTGCGCGTATGAGCTGGTCTACGGCTAAGATGATTAAACGTCAGGGGTATCGCAAAGGCATCCCTGATCTTATGATATTCGAGCCGTGCGACGGCTTCTACGGTCTGTTCATTGAGATCAAAAAGAAAGGAGGCCGTCCGAGTCCACATCAAAAAAAGTGGATAGACGACCTCCAACGTAGGGGTTACCGTGCCGTGATTTGCAAAGGTCTAGACCAATGCATAAACGAGTTCAACCATTATTTCACACACGACAAGCAAGTCAATCAAATCTTAGACTAATACCGACTTTACAGCCAAGCACGTTTGCCCATCTACTCAAGGTCGTTACCTTGGGTATCTTAAGCCCCCTTTCGTACTTTGAGATTGCAGCCTTTGGTATGTCTGCTAATCCTTCAACGGTTTCAAGTGACAAGTTATTGTCCTGACGTACTTTCCTGAGCGCAATACACGCATCCAGGATTTGCATTTCTGTTTGCTTCATGGCGCTAAGATAGCACAAAAGGACTATACTCCAAAAAGAATGTTGATTGCAGTGTGTCCGCCGATTACGACACCGCATCCAATAGCTTGTTTCTTGAAGTTCTTTGCGTAGGCTGCCGCATAGCTTTTCCTGTCAATACCACAGCCAACCTGCATGCCGAAGATCTTTGTGTTGTTACCGACCATCCACTCGCAGTAGGCTTGTGTGTGTATGTGGCCTTGCACCGTACTCT